TGCGTATTACCGTGAAGGAGATCGGTGAGTAACATCGATGGAGATCGGTTCGTGTCACTTTCACAGAACCGTTTTTAAATTACCTTCACTGATCTCCTTCGGTCAACGGAGATTGTATTTTCCGCATTGATTCTCCTTTAAGTTCGATCTTGATACTGCCATGAACCAGTCGATCTAGGATGGCATCCGCATGTGTGGAGTCTCCGATCATTTTGTACCAGTTTTCCACCGGCAACTGGCTCACTACGATGATTGAGCCTCGTTGGTACATCAGATCCACTATTTCCAGCAGGTCGCTACGCTGTTCTGATGAGAGAGGTTCCAGCCCCCAGTCATCCAGAAGCAGCAGATCGCTATTATTCAGCCTGGTCAAAAGTTTGCTGTATCTTCCATCAGCATGCCCCTGATAGCACTGTTCCATCAGCGCTTTAAGGCGATAATAGTAGACCTTGTATCCCTGTCGGCAGGCATTATGACCAAGTGCACATGCCAGGAACGTTTTACCGCTGCCGGTGGCCCCGGTCAGTAAAATATTTTGTTTCAGGGTTAACCAGTTTCCCTGACTGAGTGAACGGATGAGGGCCCTGTCCAGCCCTCTATTGTTACGATAATCCAGCTTTGATAACTCAGCATTAAGTCTGAACCGTGCATGTTTGATCAGACGCTCTGCCTTCCTGTTTTCACGGCAGGTTAGTTCTTCTGCTGTCAGTAATGACAGGCGTTCTTCGAAGCCCAGCTCCTGGTATGTGCCCGGCTGAGCAAGTTGCTTTTTAAGCGCATCACGGAAGCCGGTGAGTTTAAGTGCGGTCAGTTGTTCGTAAAGATGATTCATCATTGGATCCCGTATCAGTGGTAATACTCACTGCCGCGTACGTTTTCGTGTTCCATCGTGGATAACAGATCTGGTTTTGGATCCTGAACAGGTTGTTTATCCAGACCTTTTTCCAGGATCGATTTAATACCTGACAGACGCCATACCTTTGTTTTCAGAGCTCTTGCACATGCTGCATTAAGTCTGGCTTTACTGTATTTTTTATGAAGGTTCAGGAGTCCAAGGCAGAAGCGATAGCTTTGTTCCGGATGTGGACGAGAGTTCAGTATATGAAGCACATAACTATGAGTTTCACTGCCTATGTGCCCCGCCCATTCCAGAAGACGCTCTGGCGTCCAGGTGGCATGCTGTCGATGAGCTTCAGGCATGTGCTCGTTGCGGGTACTGTAGCCATAAGTACGCTTGCGCGGGTGCACAGCAACCTCCTGCCCCTGATTGAAGAGTCTTACCAGTTCTCCGGAGATCCATGCTTCCAGTTGCTGGCCTAACAGCGAACATGGAACCGAGTAGTAATGTTTGTCGATTTCCACGTGGTAATCGGCATGAACTCTGACTTTCTTCACCAGGGTGTAACTGTAACTGGCTTCAGGAAGAGGCTTCAGTGCGGGTTTATCAAGCTGGATGAAGAGTTCTGCACGTGAATAACCCAACTTCTGCATTATTTTGTTATTCAGTCTTTCCAGCAACTCCCGAATGCGCTGATTAAGCGATGCAAGGCTGTAGAAGATCTCATGCCTGATTCGGGCCATGATCCAGCGTTCAACAACCTGAACGCCAACTTCAGCTTTGGCTTTATCTTTCGGTTTACGTGGCCGCGCAGGCAAAACTGCGACATTATAATGCTCAAGCATCTGCTGGTAGGTAGGGTTAACGTCAGGATCATACTTACATGCCCTGGATGTGGCGCTTTTCAGATTGTCCGGAACAACAAGTTCAGGAACGCCACCCAACCACTGGAAGCAGCGAACATGACTCATCACCCAGTCTTCAAGCTGCTGAGACCAGGTGGCCTCTGCCCATGTGTAACTTGATGCCCCGAGAACAGCTACGATGACCTGAGCAGTTCTTATTTCTCCGGTCTCAGGGTCGGTAACGCCAACGGTAGGTCCACAGTAATCAACGAAAAGTTTTTCGCCAGCTTTATGTACCTGACGCATTGATGGTGAAGTGGTTTTGAGCCATTCACGGTACATCCGGCAGTAATGGTTATAGCTGTAAAAACCGCCTGGATTACGCTCACAGTATTCTTCCCAGAGTAGCTGCAGCGTCACGCATTTATTACGCAGTTCCCGGTGTACTGTAGCCCAGTCAGGCAGAGAGTGCTTCTTCATCTTAACCTGGGTCTGAAGGAACGCATGTTTTAGTTTTGTATCATCCCATCCTGTAGGTAAGGGCCACTGCTTTATGCCAAGTTGAGCCGCCCGATTAGCATATCTGGATACAACGGAAGGGGAGATTGCAAGACTACGACCAATTTGTCGATGGCTGAGTCCAACACCGTATTTAAGCCTAAGAATTTCTTTAAGTTTTCTCATAGAAATTGGAACTGTTGGCATAGGTATCCTTTACCGGAATGGCAAAAGATACAGATCAACACACCTGTGAAGTTCCAATAACATTGATGGAGATCACTGAATAACAAAATGAGTCAAAAGTGATCTCCATCGATGTTATTCAGCGATCTGTTCAAATGTTATTACCCGATCTCGATGGAAGTTATTGAGTGATCTCCTTTCATGAAAATACGCAATAGACTCGCGGGTCAAAGGTTTCGGCCATTTCCTGAATATCCTGCGCACTGATGACACGCCCGTCACAGGTGTCACCCTCAACGCCGATACGAAAGAATTTTGAGACTTTTTTTGCCATTGTCAGGAGTCCTGAATAGTGATTAGAGGAGTCACATGTCGGCATCAGTTTCCCGACGATGCACATCCTCCGCCATCAGTCCCGGATGGCTTATCACTGACACAACAGCACCTTAGCGAATCGCAGGGCGCGACTCAGTAGCCTTGCCGTGTATTCATCACGGCGAGGTATTCATGACCATCACCACAGACACCACTCTTTTACACGACCCGCGTCGTCAGGCGGCGCTGCTGTACTGGCAGGGATTTTCCGTGCCGCAGATTGCCGCCATGTTGCAGATGAAACGCCCGACAGTGCAGAGCTGGAAACAGCGCGACGGCTGGGACAGCGTTGCCCCCATCAGCCGTGTCGAAATGAGTCTGGAAGCGCGGCTGACCCAGCTCATCATCAAACCGCAGAAAACCGGCGGTGACTTCAAGGAAATTGACCTGCTCGGACGCCAGATTGAACGACTGGCACGGGTAAACCGCTACAGCCAGACCGGCAACGAGGCAGACCTTAATCCGAACGTCGCTAACCGCAACAAAGGCGGGCGGCGCAAACCGAAAAAGAATTTTTTCAGTGACGAGGCCATCGAAAAGCTGGAGCAGATTTTCTTTGAGCAGTCTTTCGACTATCAGTTGCACTGGTATCGCGCCGGGCTTGAGCACCGCATCCGCGATATCCTGAAATCCCGCCAGATTGGCGCAACGTTTTATTTTTCCCGCGAGGCGCTGCTGCGCGCCCTGAAAACCGGTCATAACCAGATTTTTCTGTCGGCCAGTAAAACGCAGGCGTATGTGTTCCGCGAATACATCATCGCCTTTGCCCGGCTGGTTGACGTTGACCTGACCGGTGACCCGATTGTCCTGGGCAATAACGGCGCAAAACTGATTTTTCTCGGCACCAACTCCAACACCGCGCAGAGCCATAACGGCGACCTGTACGTCGACGAGATTTTCTGGATCCCGAATTTTCAGGTACTGCGTAAGGTGGCATCAGGTATGGCCTCACAGAGTCACCTGCGCTCGACCTATTTCTCCACCCCGTCCACGCTGGCGCACGACGCCTACCCGTTCTGGTCGGGTGAACTGTTTAACCGGGGACGCGCCAGCGCCGCCGAACGCGTGGAAATCGACGTCAGTCATAACGCCCTTGCCGGTGGGCTTCTCTGTGCGGACGGCCAGTGGCGGCAGATTGTCACCATTGAGGACGCCCTGAAAGGTGGCTGCACACTGTTCGACATTGAGCAGCTCAAACGTGAAAACAGCGCCGACGATTTTAAAAACCTGTTCATGTGTGAATTTGTTGACGACAAGGCGTCGGTGTTCCCGTTCGAGGAGCTGCAACGTTGCATGGTCGACACGCTGGAAGAATGGGAAGACTATGCGCCGTTTGCCGCAAATCCGTTCGGCTCCCGCCCGGTATGGATTGGTTACGACCCGTCACACCGTGGCGACAGCGCCGGATGCGTGGTACTGGCACCGCCGGTGGTGGCCGGTGGCAAATTCAGAATACTTGAGCGTCACCAGTGGAAAGGCATGGACTTTGCCACCCAGGCGGAATCCATCCGCAAACTCACCGAAAAATATAACGTTGAATACATCGGGATTGATGCCACCGGCCTCGGTGTCGGCGTGTTCCAGCTCGTGCGCTCGTTCTATCCCGCCGCGCGCGATATCCGCTACACGCCGGAAATGAAAACCGCAATGGTGCTCAAGGCAAAAGACGTTATCCGCCGTGGCTGTCTGGAATATGACGTCAGCGCCACCGACATCACCAGCTCGTTTATGGCTATCCGCAAGACCATGACCAGCAGCGGACGCAGCGCCACCTATGAGGCCAGCCGCAGCGAGGAAGCCAGCCACGCCGATCTCGCCTGGGCGACCATGCACGCCCTGTTAAATGAGCCACTCACCGCCGGTATCAGCACCCCGCTGACATCCACCATTCTGGAGTTTTACTGATGAGTAAGAAAAAAGGGAAAACACCGCAGCCAGCGGTGAAAACAATGACTGCCAGCGCCCCGAAAATGGAGGCATTCACCTTTGGTGAGCCGGTGCCGGTACTCGACCGCCGTGATATTCTGGATTACGTCGAGTGCATCAGTAACGGCAGATGGTATGAGCCACCGGTCAGCTTTACCGGTCTGGCAAAAAGCCTGCGTGCTGCCGTGCATCACAGCTCACCGATTTACGTTAAACGCAATATTCTGGCTTCAACGTTTATCCCGCACCCGTGGCTGTCCCAGCAGGATTTCAGCCGCTTTGTGCTGGATTTTCTGGTGTTCGGTAATGCGTTTCTGGAAAAGCGTTACAGCACCACCGGTAAGGTCATCAGACTGGAAACCTCACCGGCAAAATATACCCGCCGTGGCGTGGAGGAGGATGTTTACTGGTGGGTGCCGTCCTTCAACGAGCCGACAGCCTTCGCGCCCGGCTCCGTGTTTCACCTGCTGGAGCCGGATATCAATCAGGAGCTGTACGGCCTGCCGGAATATCTCAGCGCCCTTAACTCTGCCTGGCTGAATGAGTCGGCCACGCTGTTCCGCCGCAAGTATTACGAAAACGGCGCACATGCCGGATACATCATGTACGTCACCGATGCCGTGCAGGATCGCAACGATATCGAAATGCTTCGCGAAAACATGGTGAAATCGAAAGGCCGCAACAACTTTAAAAACCTGTTTCTCTATGCCCCGCAGGGAAAAGCCGACGGCATTAAAATTATCCCGCTCAGTGAAGTAGCGACGAAGGACGATTTTTTTAATATCAAAAAAGCCAGTGCCGCAGACCTGCTGGACGCGCACCGCATCCCCTTTCAGTTGATGGGCGGCAAACCGGAGAACGTCGGGTCGCTGGGCGATATTGAGAAAGTAGCAAAGGTCTTTGTCCGCAATGAGCTTATCCCGTTACAGGACAGGATCCGCGAGATAAACGGCTGGCTCGGTCAGGAGGTCATCCGATTTAAAAACTACTCACTGGACACTGACAACGGCTGAACATCGCCGCCTGCGGGCGGCTTTTTTACACCCCGTCATCACACCCTCACACGTTCGCCACTGTACAAAACACCCCGCAGACACACCAACGCCCCGGCAGGCCGACTAAACGCCATCACGACGCGCTCAGACGCTGAAAAAATAAAATCAGCACCACCGCCAGCGCGCAGTGCTTTCCCCGCCTCGCCCGCCCGCTTCATGGGTCGGTTTTGATGCAATTCCAAAAGCCGTCCAAACTCTCTTAGGCTAAATGTCCAACGAGAAAATAGTTCTTTGAATGTGAATGCATTTTAATGCAGAGTTATGCCCAGCATTTTTGTACACTTCGATGTATCAAATGCGCTGCAAACGATCAAATATGGATGTTTTATCAAGCATCCCCCAAAAGATATTTACATCATCCCATGAGGTTAAGATGGATAACAAAATCGTAGAAATTGAGACAAATAAGCTTGATTTTGACCCTAAAAACCCACGTTTCTTTCGTCTCAATGATGCCAGTAACGCTGCAACAGTCATTGAGGAAATGTTAGATGACGAAAGTGTCCACGATCTAATGCTATCAATCGGTCAGCAAGGTTACTTTCCTGGAGAACCTTTATTGGCAGTAAAAAGCAATGGAAACTACATCGTGGTTGAGGGAAACAGACGCTTAGCTGCTGTAAAGTTGCTCAATGGAGATCTGCTTCCTCCAAAAAGAAAACTTAAAGGTGTGCAAGAAATCATTGATGATACTACCAATAAACCTAAGAAGCTTCCCTGCATCATTTATGAAAACCGAGAGGATGTACTGAGATATATCGGTTATCGTCATATAACTGGGGTCAAAGAATGGGACTCATTATCTAAAGCCAAATACCTTAAAGAGTTATGTGATACTTTTTATTCACATGAGCCTAAAGAGATAGTATTAAAAAATCTGGCTCGTGAGATTGGGAGTAAACCACATTATGTTGCAACACTTCTCACTGCACTGAACTTATATGAAGTCGCGCATGACCATGAGTTTTTTAATTTACCCATGAAGGCTTCTGACGTGGAATTTTCATATATAACCACAGCTTTGGGATATTCAAAAATCACAAACTGGTTAGGTCTACAGGATAAAAAGGATTTTTTAGATCCAAATTTAAATGAAGAAAACCTTAAGCGTTTATTCTCTTGGTTTTTTGTGCCTGACCAACAAGGTAGAACCATCATCGGTGAGTCTCGAAGAATAAAAGATATTGCAGCAGTGGTTGAGAAACCCGAAGCAATTGAAATTCTCATGAAAAGTTCAAACTTGGATGAAGCATATCTATATACCAGCGGAGAAAGAGAAGCATTAGATAAAGCACTAAACGCAGCTAGTGTTAAATTAAGAGTGGTTTGGGATATGCTACTTAAAGCTAAAGAATTAACATTAGAGCATGAAGAGGCTGCATCTGAAATTTTTGAGATGTCAAAAAATATTAGAAATCAGATCAGAAGCAAAAGGGAGGATGATTGAGATTATGATTACAAATCTTGATTCAATGCCTTCTAATGAGCCTTATTTATGGGCTGATTATATTGAGATATTGGCCTTAACTAATATCGACAGGTCATTCAGTCGAGGAGACCTATATAGCACACTGCAAGCTCAACCCGAAGCAGTACTAGCTGAAACAGATGAAGCAGAAGAAGAGGGCGTTTATGATGTTGATGATGAAAATGATACGCCTGTACGCAAGAGAACAAAACGAAGTGTTAGTCGAGCATATACTGACAGAAAGTGGAGCTATGCGATAGGCTTCATACGACAACGCATTGATTTATTTGGGGATAGTTACCCTTTTACTTTATCAGAAGACAACGATACTGTAGAGTTACGTGATATATCAGAAAAGCCACTGGAACATTTAGAAAGGCTATATTTAGCTTTACTAATCTGTGCTAACATAAAATATGTCAACATAATGAGCAGAAGAGAGATAACGCGCAGTTTTGAACTAATTAGTTTACCTATTTTTGAAAGCCTAATGCCTAGCGGTAGCATAATAAAAGCATGCTGGGCTTCTGGTGGTCAAGCGGCCCCTTACACTGGAACTCTATATAATAAATTTAAGAGTATTGCTTCCGATATCCGTTGCACAGCGAACTTCAAAGAACGAGATTTCAGTCGAGGAAATAGTGGTGACGGAGGCCTTGACATAATTGCCTGGCATCCAATGGGAGATCAACGAGATGCCATCCCTATTTCTTTTGTTCAGTGTGGCTGTTCTCAAGAAGAGTGGGAAGCGAAGCAGCTTGAGGCCTCACCTGCGATGCTCTACAGTAAATTCCCCGTAGCTCACCGATGGGCAACTTATTATTTCTTACCTCAAGATCTACGATGGATAGATGGTGAGTGGGCGCATAAAAATAAGTTAGGCGATGCTATTTTTGTTGATCGCCTAAGATTAATCAATTTAACCAGAGCATCTGATAATATTGATCACAGTCAAAATATTAGCTATCTAGATATCATCCTTGATCCTTCCAGCGCGATCGCTGCTTAATCCCATAAATCTGGAAGGTTTCTAGCAACCGCCTCAAACAATGGAGGCGGTACTGCATTACCTACCACAGTATATTTCATATTAATAGAAGCCCGTTCAGTTTCTGGGAAAATTAAATCCCCAAAACCTTGTAAAATAGCAGCCTCTCGATAGCTAAACCTACGAGCTGGTGCATCCGAAGTAAATTGCCACTTATCAGGTCCCAATTTTTCTAATGTTGGACTTATTGGATGTAGAGGCATATGTCTAGGATTTGCAACAATTGTTTTAGATATCTGATCCCAATCTTGCCTACGGTTTCGCGATAGATAATACCAATGAAAATCGGCGTCATAAAACTCGCCAACAGGCCAAACAGGCATATGCCCAATAGCATCACGAATTGTGGAATATGGTGTCAAACCATCACCATGTGTTGGTTTTGGAAATTTGTATGTAATACCGTAGTCCTTTCGTATTCCTACGATAAAGATTCGCTTCCTATCTTGGGATACCCCATAATGGGACGCATTCAGAATTTGCGAGCTTACTGTATAACCTGCTTCTTCGAAAACTTTGAATTGATCCTTTAATAAATGCTCAAAGTTACGCCTTACCATACCAGAGACATTCTCTACAATGAATGCTTTTGGCTTAATTTTACTCAAAGCACGGGCAAACTCTAAATATAGTGTATTAATCTTTCTATCTGCCTTCCTTGCCCCACCTTGACTAAATCCTTGGCAAGGATAGCATCCGATGAGCAACTCAGCAGAAGGGAACGACTGGAGCCCTGAGATATCGCCCAAAATGTAGTCAGTTTCAGGATGGTTTTCTAAGTAAACGTCCCTTGCGTAAGGCAAAATATCATTTGCCATAAGCACATTGAAACCTGCGTTCAAAACTCCCGCATCAGAACCACCACATCCAGAAAAAAGTGAAACTACAGTTGGCATTGACCCCTCCTAAAAACCGACCGCGTATTATAGCGAAACACCCCGTTGGGAAAAGCTAGATTTTGCCAAGTCTTGATATTCTCACGTTTTAGTAGTTGTGGCCATCTTTAACGAGAAAAAGATAAAATTGACTTCTCATTAATTTTCAATAGGTTTAATTGTAAGCTCAAACTAACGCCTCGCGACACTCGTTATTCAACCCCGCCAGCCCTGAAAACAAGTTTCACGACTGGCGGCGTTCTCTATCGTCTGCGTTGTGGTGGCGCAACTCTGGACTGACCGATATGGTTAAACCGCCCGTAATTATCCCGGACTATTTCGGCACACCCGACCAGCTCATCGGGCGTCAGATTTTCGTTGACCATAATCCGCTGTAAACGCTGAACAATAGCCATCAGCTTGATATTTTTAGTTTTATGGTGCAGTATCTCGCCTGGTATTCTGTGCATTATCCAAGCCACCCGTTTTGCTGTGCACGCTCCATCTGTTCATCTGAATAGTTCCATGCTCCATCCGTGGCAACCATTGCCCCGCCAGACATCCCCGTCTCTGGTTCATACATAACAGCAAGGCCGAGCTGATGCATAATTTCATGATTAATTCTGAATACCAGGCCACGCTCACTAAGTTCTTTCCAGTTCACAATCTCATATGCGCCTGTATTAAGCAGCTCAATACTTAGCAAGACATAATCTTCCAGCCAGTCTGACAGGTCAGTAACATCTGTTATCCGGGCTTCAACATTTCGCCCCGTATACACACCCTGCACCCATTCATACAAAATCAACGTGTCCCCGCGCTCATAATTACGGTCATTTTTCCGGAACTCTGCACGTTTCTTTCCTTCCAGCACAAGGTCGAAATATTTTGCGTGCAGCTTTACCTCGTGAATTTTTGCCATTATGTCCACTCCATTACTGTTGAGAATCCCGGCCACTCATCAGCGACCGGATACGTGAATTTTTTCCCGTCATAATTTACGGTCGCGCCACGCGCCAGCGCCTCAAGCTCCCATCGCTGCGGCCTGATACCGTTCTGAGCAAGGTCAACGCGGATACGGGTAATTTGCGTTCGTTCCGACCGGGTCAGTCTGGTCGATGGCGCTATTTCATGTGGTTTTAACGGGCTTCCGTTTCTCTGCTGACGATTTGGTGTTCTCAGTTCGTGTTTTAATGCACCTCTGAGCGCCCTCACGACCTCTGGCTCATTCCATTCGATAACACCGTCATCAACCAGATTAAGCACGGCTGCGGCATGTTCATAAGGTGTGGGAGCCGGTAACGAAGTATCACTGCCGGTGAGCTTTCCACAATTATTGACAGGACTCCGAGGCGCGGCGATGCCGCTTTTTAAAGTCAAAGGCTCAACGACCGGAACTTTCGGCACAATGCGCCAGTCCGTCGTTCTGGTGATATGAATATGACGCGCGCCGAGATGCGGCGCGTAAATGCCGACCACTCTCTCGACTTCTTCCTCGTACTCGTTAACGTCATCCGACAGACTACGGGCGACCCTGACAGTCTGACAATCGCGCGGGACATTTGCCCCGCCCTGCGCGCTGATATACAGCGCAAAATCACCACTGTCTGCGGCGGCGCGTGCAGCCTCGACGCGCTCGTCAAACTCATCAGCAATGCTGACGCCGCGAGGCAATTTGCGTAGTTCACGGTAAGCCCCCATTGTCGGCAGGCCAACCGTTTTAAATTGCGGAATGCGCCACGTTGACGCCCATGCGGTAACAGCCGCTGCAGTGTCTTTCAGCGGCCTGCCGGTGTCGTTATCGAGCTGACCATCCAGTGCATAGCCGTCGATGTTTTTTGAAATGTATTTCGCGATATATCCCGCAGCACCGCCCCGGTTAAGGTGTTTTGCCTGAAAACGGTTTCGCGCGGCTCCTCTTTCGTCGCCATCCTCTTTGAGCGCATAGCGACGCATGATTTCGATAATCTGGTTACGCTGGCGTGGATGACAAAAAAGCATCATATGCCAGTGCGGCGTTCCGTCGTGGTGTGGCTCGACGACTCGCAAACCGTAGACCTGTAAATCATTATCCTTGAATGCCGTGCGCATCAGGCTCCAGATACGGCAGAGATAACGCTGCGCATCCTTTGGATTAAATGCCTCATCGTTCCAGCCGTGATTAAGCTGAACGGTTTTACTTTCGCCTTTTCCGACCTGACGTGTCGGGTGATACTTTGACGGCGCGGTCAGCGTGATAAACATCCCCACATCACCCTCTGCGGCGGCGTAACGCTCAATACCGGCAATGGTGTTCATCAGCTCCATCCGGCGAATTTCAGGATTAGAAATACTGCCCATCACCTTACTGATAAGGTCGATGCGCTCGCCGGTTTCCCTGTTTTCAAGGTCACACGATTTAAGAAATTCCAGATTTGCCTGGCGGCGCGCACGCACATCACGAATGGCGTGTTTACTGGCATAAGGAGAACGGTCTTTATTGACCTCCCCGACAGCTATCAGTAACGCCTCATGCCAGCGCATACGCTGGCCTTTAAGCTGATGAGTCCACCACTCATCGTTAAACAGGCGGGCAATGGCAGAATATGCCTGCCTCGTGGTCATCTGTCCTTTACGGTATTTTTTCCAGTAGAGCGGGGAAATATTGAAAGCACGTGCAGCGCCAGCAACATGACCATAGAGGTGAGCCTGCGCCTCATCCGTAAACAGCGATTCTTTTTCACCATGCGCATCAACCCATGCATCGCAGAGTTCCTCATACATCATGAAAAGCTGCGATGAGATACGGGCGGCAAACTTTTTCAGCTCCTTGTCATTCATTCCCGGCAGGCGCGCATAGTGGTCACGCTCTGCCAGAAACAGCAACGACGCGTCGGTGTTCATTTCATGGCGCTGATTCACACGCTCAATGCGCGGCCATAAACGACGCTGAAAAGTAGATGTGAGGAAATAAAACCCGTGCACCGGGCTTTTATTGCGCCGGATGTAGTCATAGCGTGAAGTAAACAGCGAGCGCAAAAAGTAAGGCAGGCGGTTAATCGTGGATAAAACACCTTGCACCTGACGCATCTCGTCACGTGTAAGAGGTCTTTCGCGCCCGACAGCCTCGCGTGGCGCGTTCCATGCATAAGCACCGGTAAACGCCTTACCGGTGCCTGCGGTAAATGCTGACGGAGGGACAAAACGCCCGGAGGCTTTAACGGCCATATGAGCCAAAAGCCTCTGAACAACGCTTGCTGAGTTGCTCAACCTGCGCGTTTAAATCAGCAAAAGATTTTGCGCTTCCGGTCAGAATATCGTGATGCATCAGGCCGGAAACGAGCTGGCCTAATTTCGGGTAATAACCAACCACCGCCAGCCATTCCTGACCGGCGTTTTTACCGCTTTCCGCTCTCTTTTTCTCGTGGAGAATAAACTGAAAGCTGTCACTGGTAACGACATAACGTTCGCCAATTTCAATACGAATACTCATGCCGTTCTCCGGTAATGTTTGTTTTTTGCTTCAAAGACTGACTGACAGGAAACACAACGCGTGGCTGACGGATAAGCCGCACGACGGGCAGCAGGTATTGGCGCGTCACACTCTTCGCAAACCAGCGCAGAAACACCGCAATGTTTTACCCTTGCCGCGTTAATCTGGCGCTCCAGTAATTCAGCCTGTTGTTCCTGAATAAAATCCACGTTGTCCGGCATTACCAGCTCCTTTTGTCGTTCAGCTTCTTAAATTCATCAGCGCAATAACTGGCGAGTTCTGTCGTTAATTTTGTCAGTTCATCCACTGAGGAAATTTGCTTGTGGAATACAGCGCGTTTAACAAGTAAATTGACCACATCAGACAGGAGGTTTAATTCACTCTGATAAATCGCGATAACAGATTCAGTTATTTCGCGCTTCTCTTTATCAATACCAAGTTGAATAAGAGACAAATCACCATTTTTCATAACGGCGATTTTTAAGGCGTTATTCAGTAATACAACCGAACGAGAACAGGACATCAAAGCACCTCCCCGCGAGACAATCCGATATTGTGAAATTTTTCCGACTCCTGACTGAGCAGCTCAACTATCTCCACGCGGGATAACTCCGCCTTTGTGATGTGGCGAATCATGGCGTCAAGATGAGAAGAAAAGCGCGTCGCAGCGTCGGCCTGTGCTTCGGTTCTGGCCTGTTGCAGCAGTAATGCGTATTTACCGCACTGATTTTCAGAAACTGTATGCATGACTTTCTCCAGGCAAAAAGAAGCCCCGCACGATTAAGTGCGTTAAAAACTCTGGTTAATTATTTAATGCAGATATTGCTCTGGTTTTACCGACGTCAGAATTGTCGGTGCATACTCAAACAGACTGAATAATTCACGTAATGCACGGAATAAAGCATCACGCCAGTAACATGATTCTTCATTAATTCGCCAGTACGGCTGATTGAATTCTTTTTCTGTCAATCCCGCATGCATAAATAAAGTACGACGCTGACTGACTGTTAAAAAACTAATATATGCATACTCACTTGCGCCGACCTGACGGCGTTTTGAGAATGCGCCACGCAATTCATCAATTGCACAAACGAGTCGTTCACGTTCGACGTCGTTCATTTCTTCAAAACGCATCGTTGCGTGACGCTGTTTTAACTGTGCATGAAAGCAAACCGTTAGCCGTTCGCGCTCCATCATCTGATTATAATAATCACATGTATCCAGCCAGCGAGGGACGGCAAGATGCTTGCCAATTATCCGGCGCATAGCTGCTGGCTGTTTTTCAACGAGATTGAGCGTCATCACTGTCATTTCCATACCCTCCGGCTTTTCAGAAAGGTCAGAGCCTTTTTTAACGGACTCTGTTTTTTGGTGCGGATAATGATTCCCTTACGCCCCTTACCGTGGGTGATGGTGAAGTCAATCGCCCTGGGGCTTTCGTTACGCAATAACTGAGCAATACAACGCGGCTCATTCATAATCACAACCCCATCCACAAAAGCCATGCATCACGCTGTTCAACCGGTCGGTTATAAAACGCCTCACGTACAGCGCGATTAAACTCAGGAATGAAAACCCATTTTTCACCGGCACGAGCCTTCGGTTTGCAAGGATCACGCAATTCAATAATTGGTAATTTATTTGCCTTCACCATTTCACTGACGGCTGTCTTTGGCTTCCCTAATAAATCAGCAAATTTATCCACATGAACCGCATCAAGCGGATACTGAATCACATAATTTTCAGCGTCCATATATGGTACCCTCATAGGATCCAGCCCTTTCTAAACCACTCAAAACCGTTTAGATGCTGGTTTATTCTCAAATCAATGGAACCTATATAGGTTCCAGTTTTGAGGGAATTTAGTCCCTATATAGGCACCATGTCAAATGAAATTAAGCGAAAAGATTAAGGCCTTGCGTGAGGCTGAAGGGCTAAGCCAATCAAAATTCTGTGAAATCATAGAGTTACCGCTAAGCACACTTAAAAAATATGAAGGAGGAAACTTTGAACCCGGTGGCACAGCTTTGCTAAAAATCACTATGCATCCCACATTCCAAAAATATGCTCTATGGCTTATGACAGATAAAACCGCGCCGGACGCAGGACAAATCGCACCGGCTCTCGCGCACATTGGGCCAGAGTCAACAGAGTCCAACCACTCCGCGAAAAGGATTGGCTAACTCTATATAAAGATTACATTTTCACCATTTGCTACCAAGATGGTGAATACAGCGCCGGAGGGCTTTCTTATGGCAATTAAGAAGCTCGATGATGGTCGCTATGAAGTGGACATTAGACCTCGCGGTCGCGACGGAAAACGCATCCGCAGGAAATTCGAAAGAAAAGCTGAAGCACTAGCATTTGAGCGATACACAATCGCCAATGCCAGTCAGAAAGAATGGGGAGGCCAGCGAGCAGACCGCCGGACTTTGAGTGAGTTGCTGGACATCTGGTGGAAATATCACGGGCAAAACCACGAGCATGGAACAAAAGAGTTTAATCATCTACTCAAAACCATCAGCGGCATAGGTGATATACCAGTGAGCAGGATGAGCAAAAGGGCTTTGATGGATTATCGTTCCATGCGACTACGTGATGGTATCAGTGCCGCAACGATAAACCGTGACATGTACCGATTATCCGGCATGTTCACAAAATTAATTCAATTGGATGAATTTTCCGGGCAACACCCAATTCACGGACTGCCGCCACTGGCGGAGGCCAACCCTGAAATGACGTTCCTGGAAAAAGCAGAAATCGAAAAACTGTTAAATGTTTTGGCTGGTGATGACTTACTTGTCGCGCTTTTATGTCTGAGCACCGGAGGAAGATGGACGGAAGTTGCCACGCTAAAACCAGCACAGATTACAAATTGCAGGGTTACCTTCCTGAAAACCAAAAACGGTAAAAAGCGAACCGTGCCGATTTCTGAGGAACTGGAGAAAAAAGTTAAAGAGGAGGCCAGCGCCAAATTATTCAAAGTTGATTATGAGAAATTTTGCGGGATTTTACGCAGAGTGAAACCTGATATACCACCCAATCAGGCAACCCACATCCTGCGGCATACATTCGCAAGCCATTTCATGATGAATGGGGGCAATATAATCGCACTGCAACAGATTCTGGGACATGCGAGCATTCAGCAGACGATGGCCTATGCGCACCTTGCGCCTGACTATCTGCAAAATGCCGTCGCTCTGAATCCACTAAAAGGCGGAGTGACGTTATAAATTTCCCCCTCTGAGTGTCCACATAGTGTCCACACTCAAGAAATTTTGAAACCGCTCCAAACCCTTACAGCTTTCGATAAGTACCTGTTTTTACTTTTGATTGCATGTAAGTAATTGATAAAAAAAACCCCCACATCATGTGGGGGAAGACAGGGATGGTGTCTATGGCAAGGAAAACAGGGTTTACTACTGGGAACGTGAGTTGCTACTACTCAATAGCTTCAACGATGAACTTTTTTGCCATTGCGTCACGTCACGCAACTGCTCCATTCGTTGTTGATGTTTCTCGTTTAAAACCGCTTGCTGCTCCGGCGTTAACAGGCGATACATTTGGTTGCGGACTTTTGCCATCTCAACCTGACGAGCAATTTGCTCATTCGCCATTTTTTCTGCCTGTGCGCGCACAGCGTTTTCATCAAAATTTTCTGCGGTGACAAGGCGATGCATTGTCTCCAGTTCGCTAACATTAACAGGAGGCTGTTCGTGCCGGGCCTGTTGCATAAGATCTCGCATCTGCTGACGCTGATGTTCGGTTAAACTTATGCCGTCGAACATATGGCTCTGCGTACTGCGCTGCGTAAGTTCTTCACCCGGATGCCAGTTATCGCCTGAACCGACTTCAGCAGCGTGGCTTAATGAACTGACTGCCAGCGTTGAGGCCATGACGGCAGCGGTAACTATGCGCATCATTTGCTCCCAAAATCTTTCTGTCGCGATTCAACGATAGAGAGTTTACGATTCAGGCTGCAAACATGCGTCAGGGGGTGTAAAACAACGTAAAGTCATGGATTAGCGACGTCTGATGACGTAATTTCTGCCTCGGAGGTATTTAAACAATGAATAAAATCCTGTTAGTTGATGATGACCGAGAGCTGACTTCCCTATTAAAGGAGCTGCTCGAGATGGAAGGCTTCAACGTGATTGTTGCCCACGATGGGGAACAGGCGCTTGATCTTCTGGACGACAGCATTGATTTACTTTTGCTTGACGTAATGATGCCGAAGAAAAATGGTATCGACACATTAAAAGCACTTCGCCAGACACACCAGACGCCTGTCATTATGTTGACGGCGCGCGGCAGTGAACTTGATCGCGTTCTCGGCCTTGAGCTGGGCGCAGATGACTATCTCCCGAAACCGTTTAATGATCGTGAGCTGGTGGCACGTATTCGCGCGATCCTGCGCCGTTCGCACTGGAGCGAGCAACAGCAAAACAACGACAACGGTTCACCGACACTGGAAGTTGATGCCTTAGTGCTGAATCCAGGCCGTCAGGAAGCCAGCTTCGACGGACAAACGCTGGAGTTAACCGGCACTGAGTTTACCCTGCTCTATTTGCTGGCACAGCATCTGGGTCAGGTGGTTTCCCGTGAACATTTAAGCCAGGAAGTGCTGGGCAAACGCCTGACGCCTTTCGACCGCGCTATCGATATGCACATTTCCAACCTGCGTCGTAAACTGCCGGATCGTAAAGATGGTCACCCGTGGTTTAAAACCTTGCGTGGTCGCGGCTATCTGATGGTTTCTGCTTCATGATAGGCAGCTTAACCGCGCGCATCTTCGCCATCTTCTGGCTGACGCTGGCGCTGGTGTTGATGTTGGTTTTGATGTTACCCAAGCTCGATTCACGCCAGATGACCGAGCTTCTGGATAGCGAACAGCGTCAGGGGCTGATGATTGAGCAGCATGTCGAAGCGGAGCTGGCGAACGATCCGCCCAACGATTTAATGTGGTGGCGGCGTCTGTTCCGGGCGATTGATAAGTGGGCACCGCCAGGACAGCGTTTGTTATTGGTGACCACCGAAGGCCGCGTGATCGGCGCTGAACGCAGCGAAATGCAGATCATTCGTAACTTTATTGGTCAGGCCGATAACGCCGATCATCCGCAGAAGAAAAAGTATGGTCGCGTGGAACTGGTCGGTCCGTTCTCCGTGCGTGATGGCGAAGATAATTACCAACTTTATCTGATTCGTCCGGCCAGCAGTTCTCAATCCGATTTCATTAACTTACTGTTTGACCGCCCGCTATTACTGCTGATTGTCACCATGTTGGTCAGTACGCCGCTGCTGTTGTGGTTGGCCTGGAGTCTGGCAAAACCGGCGCGTAAGCTGAAAAACGCTGCCGATGAAGTTGCCCAGGGAAACTTACGCCAGCACCCGGAACTTGAAGCGGGGCCACAGGAATTCCTTGCCGCTGGTGCCAGTTTTAACCAGATGGTCACCGCGCTGGAGCGCATGATGACCTCTCAGCAGCGTCTGCTTTCTGATATCTCTCACGAGCTGCGCACCCCGCTGACGCGTCTGCAACTGGGTACGGCGTTACTGCGCCGTCGTAGTGGTGAAAGCAAGGAACTGGAGCGTATTGAAACCGAAGCGCAACGTCTGGACAGCATGATCAACGATCTGTTGGTGATGTCCCGTAATCAGCAAAAAAACGCGCTGGTTAGCGAAACCATCAAAGCCAACCAGTTGTGGAGTGAAGTGCTGGATAACGCGGCGTTCGAAGCCGAGCAGATGGGCAAGTCGTTGACGGTTAACTTCCCGCCTGGGCCGTGGCCGCTGTACGGCAATCCGAACGCCCTGGAAAGTGCGCTGGAAAACATTGTTCGTAATGCTCTGCGTTATTCCCATACGAAGATTGAAGTGGGCTTTGCGGTAGATAAAGACGGTATCACCATTACGGTGGACGACGATGGTCCTGGCGTTAGCCCGGAAGATCGCGAACAGATTTTCCGTCCGTTCTATCGGACCGATGAAGCACGCGATCGTGAATCTGGCGGTACAGGATTGGGGCTGGCGATTGTTGAAACCGCCATTCAGCAGCATCGTGGCTGGGTGAAGGCAGAAGACAGCCCGCTGGGCGGTTTACGGCTGGTGATTTGGTTGCCGCTGTATAAGCGGAGTTAAACTCCGCATTTGTAGGCAGGATAAGGCGTTTACGCCGCATCCGGCATTTGAGCAGGATGCCTGATGCGACGCTGATAGCGTCTTATCAGGCCTTGTATTATCCCTCCAGTGCAGAGAAAATCGGCCAGTTTTCTCTGCCTGCAGTCCGCATGCCGTATCGGGCCTTGGGTTCTAACCTGTTGCGTAG